GCAACATCTGATCTCTTCGATTATTCCCATTAGTTCTTCAAAATCGGCTGTATCAATAAATCTATATATAGCTTTAAGTTCTTCTTTTCTGTTATTTTTCATCATTTCTGCAATATTCATTTTCATTCTCCTTTTTTGATTTCTGATAATTTTTTAGGCTCAAACCAAAGATCCCTTTCGATTTTCAGTCCGCTTGAATGTTTAATTTCTTCAAGCTCGTTCAAGTCGAAATATCCCATCTCTGATTCAAAGCCGATAACCCATCCGAAACAAACTCTAGTCTCGGGATCATATTCGATAATATACCATTCCCAGTTTGTCCAAGGAGTAAAAAGCTTCACGTGGAAAATGGGATTAGGCTCATTTTCTTGGCTGTATGGTCTAGGGATATATTTGATTTGCGCTGCCGTCAATAATTTCATTTTCATTCTCCTTTAATTAATGTTTCAATTTCTTTTTTCCAAGCTTTAATTGTTTTAGTTGTAAATACACCCATATATCTTACTCTATTGATATCAATAATTTGATTGTAAAAATTATAAAATTTCAATCCAACATTTTTCCCCTCGACTTGACGATGTAGTGTTACCCATTTGTTGAGGTTCTCTTTTCTTATCCGATTAGCTAGATGAAGAAAATCGGGTAAAGACATTCCTTGATTTTCCATATTTATTCCCTTTGTTTAATCTTTAAATTCAAAATCTATTGAATATGCCCAAAACACTTCAAAAGTTGTCGGATGTTGCAACAATAAGGTATATTGTTCTTCAAATCCTTCATTATATCCTTGAATGTTCCATGCTTTAAATTCAAGCGTTTGCCACTCTTCGGGCGTGATTGCGATTGAGGAAGGGGGATATTGCTCGTCTTGGATTAAGTCGGGGCGTACATAGGCTTTCATTTGCTTCCTTATTGGTTTAAAGCTCATAACGCCCCTTGAGATTCAAAGGGCGTGTGAGGTCTAAATCTGCTTGCCGAGGTATTCTTTCAGTTCTTTTGTGCTTTGAAAGGAGTCTATCGTTTCCCAATGTCCATAATCAGCGCATAGTATCCCGTTGCCTAAATCAGTAGCCATTTGAGTGCGAATTTCCGCATTTCCGTTGAACCGAGGGTATTTCTCAATAAAATATTCAACAGCCCATTTGATTGAATCGGCAAAGCCAACGGTTACAAAATTTCCTTTTGTGGTACGTCCTGCAATCATATATGTCTTTTTTTTCGGCTTTTCAGTGTTCATTTCTTTCCTTTCGTTTAAAGCTTATCATTCCCCCTGAATTTCAGAGGGAATGGAAGATTTAATAACCATTCGAAAGATATTCTTTTAGAGCTTCCTGTGCATTAGCAGAATGATTGCCCCAAAGAGAGTCAATTTCTTTCCATTCATTGCAGCACTTACAGTTTTCAGATTTAATGATTCCATAAGAAGTCAATTCGCCTTCTTCAAATTGACGCATATAATCTCTTTCTTCTTCTTCACAAGGAAAATCTATATCACCTTTCTGATAACCTCTATCGTCTAAAACTACAGAATATTTAATATCTCCGTGAATCTCTTGATATTCGCTCATTTTTCTCTCCTTTAGTTGTGTTCTATTGTCTATGCGCAGTAGTCTACCAGAAAGCTAGATTAATTCACAAGTGATAATAATTATTTTAATCCGTATAATGAAATAAAGGAGACGTTTCCTATGGGAATTGAATGGAGCTTAAAGACTTTTAAAGTAAAAGATTTACAGGAATTTGCAAGGAATCCAAGGCGTTTGACTAGAGCGCAATTCGATCAGTTAAGGGAGAGCATTTCAAAGTTTGGTTTGATTGATAAGCCTATATGCACTCAGGAAGGATTGCTAATCGGTGGACACGCAAGAAAGAAAATACTTGAAAAGCTTGGAATAAAAGAAGTCGCGTGTTATGTCCCGAATAAAGAGCTTAATGAAAAAGAATTTGAAGAACTCAATATACGGCTCAATCAGAACGGGGGCGAGTTTGATTTTGATATTCTCGCTAATGATTTTGACCCTCTTGATCTTGTTAATTGGGGATTCGATCTTAAAGACTTGGATATTAAGCTAGAGGAAGGCAATGAGCAAGAAGAAACAGAGTGTTGTAAAGAGTGCGGAAGAAAGCTTGCCAAAGGAAAAAGATAAGGGCGGACGGCCTTTTAAAGAAATTGATATGGAAGCAGTAAGAAAGCTTTCAGCTCTTCATTGCACCAAGCAAGAAATTGCCTCATTTGTTGGGTGTCATTTAGATACTCTTTACCATGAACGGTTTGCCGAAGTACTTCAAAAAGGCGCAGATGAAGGGAAGATCTCTCTTAAACGCAAGATGTATGAAGTAGCTATGTCGGGAAATGCAGTCATGCTTATCTGGCTCTCAAAGCAACACCTTGGTATGAGGGATAAACAGCCCGATGAGATACAGCAATTGAACTACACCGTTGTGATTAATGACGTGCCTAAAGTTGAGACTGTTGAGGGGAAGAAGTGAACCAATCTCATGCACGGCTTAGAGAAGCAATTAAGCTAGTTAATCGCAAATCTTCTATGCGACTACTTCCTCGGGCGTTTCGATTAGTGGTATGGGAATTAATGAAAACACAATCAAGACTTAAGAGATTAGAGGGGAATGCTTTAGACGAATGAGCGATAACGAAGAATATCACTTTCTGCAAGAGCACAACTTCAATTCGAGCCCTGTTATCAAGAAGGTAACAATTGAATATCATGAGCCTCATGAAGAGGATATTCAAGAAGATTTAAACCTTACGGCTGGACTCTATCTTGTGGGGATGGTTCATATGCTAGAAGAATTAATCAAGGAGCATTCAAACAATGAGCTGGATTAGCTACAAAGATTGCAAGCCTAAAACCGATATCCAAGCATGGGCAGTTAATGAGCTTTATCCCTATGCAATACATGAAGCTCTCTATTGTTTATCAGATGATATATGGACTGTATATATCAGGTCAATTGACAAAACGATAGTCATGGAAGTAACGCATTATGTTGAAGTCCCTCATATAGTTACGCGCTTTGATAGGTATTACCAAGAAATGCGACTAAGTGAGAGTAAGATTAAGTCTAAGAAGCGCAATAAGAATAAAATGGTTAAGTTTGTTAGATACAAGAAACTAAGTGTGGAGAGATAGAAATGATTGATTATAATGATTATATTGAAGATCTAAAGAAAGAAATGGGCGAAGCCTATCAAACGCAGCCTATTCAGTTTTATGATATGGAGCCAGGCTATGACTATTCTTGGCTTATGAACGTGTCGATTAAGAACTCCTTGAGATTCTTATTTCCGATGGTAATGCGAGCAGCTAATGAAGGACTGCATTTCAAAGATCTTAAGCTTGTGAAGGTAGAGGGAAAGAATAAGCTGATCTTGGAATACATTGCCCCATTTAAAGGTAACGTGCCCGAGCAGCCGTTTACTCCTATTGATGATTCAGATGATGACGATGATGAGGAATTAGAGGGAATCCCTCTCAATGCTGAATCTGAATGGGGAAACGCTTCCGAGCAAGTCAAAGACGCTGCCTTAGATAAGCTATCAAACCACTTAAACGGAGATAACAATGTTGCTTGAGCTGATTGGATACGTAGGTTTTGCATTTGTAACAGGTTTGGGAACGGGATGGGTAACATATTGCGTGCGTAAAGCGATTAAGAGGGTTCCTTGCTAATGAGCGATCTTCAATCCGTCTCCATTACCGTAACGATGGTTCTTTTAATGCTTTTCTTCTTTTGGTTGGTCGTATGTCTATAGATGATATCCGCACGTCGATCTTATTCAAAGAGGGCAAAATAGAGCGTTTAAAGCTGCTTAAGAACCAGCTCAATCGCACGCTTGCCGATAACCTCTATGTTGATACGCTGATCTTGGCTCAAATGGTTACTTTGGTTACGAACATAATCTTAGAAGAAGATTCATGTAGAGAGCTAAACATTGCTAAGAAGGAGTTAATCTTAGTTAAAGATAAGGTTAAGAAAGGGAAGCTTAAGAAGTTTAAATTTCCTAAAGATTGGGGGAAAGTCGATGGAAAGAAGTTTTGAGATACGTCCGCTTGGTGCAAGGATATTAGTTGAACTAATTGCGCCTGAGACTAAAACGGCTAGTGGTTTAATCATACCCGAAACTCATAAGCATAATCAGAACAAAGCGCGCATTCTTGCGTTAGGAGACGGAATACTCCTCTCTCAAGGCACTTGGTTGCCTTGGCCTTATGCAATCGGAGATACCGTTCTCTTGAGCCGTTATGCGGGGATTGAAGTTGGCGACAATGAACTTATCGTTAGTGCTGAAGATGTAATAGGTGTGATTAGTGGATAATGAGCCACAAGAAGAAGAGTTTATCCCGATTACCCAAAAGAAGCCAATACCAGGCTCTCGCGTTGTGGTTAAGATTGGGGGAAAAGACTACTCCGCTCACTATAGATCAACTATCCATTGGTTCATTGAATCTGAGATGGCCGTTCACCCTAACGGAATAACCCACTGGAAGTATGAATGACAATTAATCCCATGAAGAACGTGCGCATTGAGCTTCCCTATCTGTTTTCTCATCGGGATTATCAACTAGACTTACCAAGGGCGATGAATAGTGGAATCAAAAGAGCTTGTGTTGTGTGGCACCGCCGTGCAGGGAAAGAAAAGACGTGCTGGAACTATCAGATCAAGGAAGCAGCCAAGAAAACAGGAATCTACTATTACTTATTTCCTACATTTAACCAAGGGCGCAAAATCCTTTGGGATGGTATTGACAAAGAAGGAACTCGCTTCACTGACCATATTCCTCCAGCTCTTATCGCGGGAACGCCCAACTCGTCCGAAATGAAGATCAGGCTGCAGAACGGCTCAATCTTGCAAGTTATCGGCACAGATAACGTCGATTCAATCGTAGGAACTAATCCGATTGGCTGCGTATTTAGCGAATATTCTCTCCAAAACCCTAAAGCTTGGCAACTTCTTAGGCCAATTCTAGCGGAAAATGGCGGATGGGCGATCTTTAACTTCACTCCTAGAGGTGCAAACCATGCTAAAGAGCTGTATGACATGGCTTGTCATAACAAAGATTGGTTTGCTCAATGTCTAACCGTCGATGATACGGGCGCAGTGTCTAAAGAGGCGATCGACGCTGAAAGAAAGGCCGGGATGAGCGAGGACATGATTCAGCAAGAGTTTTATTGCTCATTTACTCTTGGCGTTGAGGGTTCGTATTACGCTAAATACATGCAGGATGCAAGAGATGAAGAACGAATTGGGAAAGTACCATTTGCTAAGCAATCCAAAGTCTATACCGTATGGGATATCGGCATTGGCGATTCATGCGCTATCATATTCTACCAGATTGTCGGAAATGAGATACATGTTATCGACTACTATGAGAATAACGGAGAAGGACTGCCCCATTACACAGATGTACTTTTTCGCAAGCCGTACCGTTACGCGGATCACTTTGCCCCGCACGACATTGAAAACCGTTCTTTTTCTAGTGGATTATCCGCAGCCGAAGTCGGAAGAGGACTTGGGATACGATTTACAGTCTTGCCGACTCTACAACTTAGAGTCGAAGAAGGGATTGAGGCACTACGGGGGATTTTTCCCCGTTTATTCTTTGATGCTGAAAATACTAAACAACTCGTCAAATGCCTAGAAAACTATCGGAAAGAATTCGATGAAAAGCACCAAGTATATAAAACGCGTCCTGTTCATGATTGGTCTTCACATGGCTCGGATGCAGCAAGGTATCTCGCTATTGCAATCAAAAGATACGTCGATGGCGGACAAGGGCCGAGCGATGACGAAGTAGAGCGTATGAAAGATAAATACCAACCGGTGTTTAAATGAAAATCTGTAGCATTAATTCTCTTTCAAAGCTATAGATCGAATTATCCCTTTGGGATACGGCGTTCCCATCTCTCCTAGGCTGACGGAACGAGGAAGAAGATATGGGATTGGCACTGCCGAAAAAAGCCATCCCGCCATAACTTACCAGGAACTTAACATGATATTTAAATCGGATTTACAAAAGCAGATCAATATTCTAAAAGAAAAGATGCACGAAGATAATATATCGGCTCGTCGCGAGCATCGTGATATGCAAACTCAACTAGACTGTCTAGTCGCTAGGTTTTTCGTGTTAGATAATGCCTTCAATGATCTACAAACCGAGCATTCCAACCTCGTTGCTATGACGGCAGCGGACTTCAATACCATAAAGAAAATCGCACGGCTCAAAGATCATTTTGTGATTTCAGCTTATAAACCACAAGATGAAGCATGGATTGAATCTCGAAGGCAACATCTAAGTCAAAATGGCTACATCTACTCCCATAAAGACGCTGGCGGAAATGAATATTTCATTAAACCCGATCCTGAGACAAAAGTTAAGACTAAACCTAAGAAAAAACCTAAAAAAGGAAAAAAATAATGCCAATGATCTGGACGCCTCTATTTATCATAGCTCAATTTCTCGGAATCGTAGACTGGTCATGGTGGTGGTTAGGGATTACTATTTTGTGCGATTCACGCGGGACAACACTATACCATAG